GTTGAATCCGAACGGTGAGGTTACGTTTAATGTGTCGGGATTAACCGGCAGTCGCACACGTTCGGTATTGCGGTCATTCGTTAACCAAAATTCAATCGCCATTATGCGCCTGCCTCCCCTGCTAAGTAGATTTGTCGTGCGAGTGATGCCGCTAGTTTGTCGACGTCTGTGTCTTCGCGGATAGTTGTTCCGTTTAAGTTAATCGTTACGCCTCCGCCTGTACCTTTCGAGAACTGGCGGTTTTCTTTCTTCGTTAAGACGCGTTCGCCCTGGTGAAGTCGATACATCATGCCGTTACGTGGTACGTAGGATTCTCCGTGGTAGGACGATTTGTTTTTCTTCGATTTTGATTTCGATGGTCCCATTCCGGCTTTTGCGTCGCCGATACTCGGCATTTTGAAACTCGGCATTTTAAAGCTTTTTACCGCGCTGACGAATCCGTTGAATTTCGATTTTACTCCGTCAATCCAATCGCCAACTGCTCCAAACACTGCGCCCGCTTTCGCTTTAATCGTGTCCCAGTTTTGGCAAAGTTTAATTCCGGCTGCGATAAGACCTCCGATAGGTCCAGAAAACGCTAATATCTTCGTAATAAGTGAGCCGAATTTAGACCATAGTTGCTGCGTCTTTGCCTTAACAGTGTCCCAGTTTCGATAAAGAGCTACGCCAATAGCTATCAAGGCTGCGATTGCTGCGATTACTAGTCCGATAGGGTTAGCGAGTAGTGCCACGTTGAATCCCAATTGCGCTGCGGTTGCGAGTAGTGTACCGGCTCGGTATGCTGCCATTAACGTATTAATCGTCTGGATAATCGTTAGGGCTGCCATTCCGGATCTAAATGCGATTACTGCAGTTGTTACGCCGACAATCGTCTCCTGTACAAGTGTCCAGTTTTGAACAATCCAATCGCCTGCTTGCTTCGCCTTATCGTAGATAAATTTGAGCGCATCGCCGACCGGTGCTAACAGCGATTGTGTTGATTGGAAGTTCGCTTTAATCGTAGGCCAGTTCGTTTTGATATAGTCGGAGAACTTCGCTGCTTCAGAACCTAAGAAAGCGAACGCTGTACCCATCGACTTAAAGAATCCGTCTAATGCTCCGTCACTGACTGCGTTTTTAATATCGACGATAATCGGTTTAAGCGACTTCAGTGCTTCGAATCCGACTGCTCGAAATTTACCGGCGAGTGCTTCTTTAATTTGGTTAATATATCCTAATGAGGTGCTACCCATTGCGGTTACGAGTTTATTCGTCATCCCCATTTTGTTGTATAACTTATCTAATGCAGCTAACTGTTGATCTAACGGTAAGTTCTTAATATCGTTCAATGCTTTACGGGGCATTTCAAAACGCTCAACCATTGACTGAGAATCGCCACTCATTAACTCTTTCATCGCAAGTACTGCGCCTTCGACACCTTGTTTGGGATCAACTGCAACGAGTCGCTCCGTTAAATTCCACATTTTTTCTAGTTGCTTAATATCTTTCGATTGTGAAATAAATGATTTAGAATTATCATACATATCCTGTGTATTTAGTACCGGAGACTTAATCGCAAAACTATTCATCATATCCTGATACTGTTTCGAAAGTTTCTTATCGTCAAGCATAGCGCCAATAACAACCTGTGACTGCTCCATTTTCATTGCTTCGCCGACGGTAGCCTGTAGCGTTTTATAAGCGCCTGCTGCCGTCAGTACTCCTGCAGATAAAGCTCCGACACTTTTCAACGCTGACCCTGCGTTACTACTAAAACCGGATAAACTTCCGGATGCGCCGTGCGTTGATCTTGCGAATCGCCCCATTGAATCTCGTAGTCGCCCGTTCGCATCTCGATACGTGTTAGTAGCTCGTTGTGTACTACCTAGCGCCTGCATTACACCACGTAAACCACGCGACATATTATCTCTAAGCGTTAAGACGGCGGTTAAATCATACGCCAATTATTTCGACCTCCTTTCCGCTTTTTTACGTGCTTCCTCATCGTCTTCATTACGGACAACAATCGACGCATAACTCATTAGCTTCTGGCCGTCAGTCCACGTATAAACTTCATGCATCGGAATCTTATAATGCTGCGAAATTACGTGAATGACCCAGGCGTCGTCGTTGTCCCGTATTATTTTTTTGCTTGATCTAACGTCGTATCAAATCCGCTGACTTCAAGGATTTTTTGCGAAAGGATAGCGATTTCTCCTACTTTCAACGCTTTCTTAACACAGTCGCCAGCGTCCACTGCGCTATAGTGACGGATTAGATCCTCGTTACTAAAGTCAGGCTCAACGCAGCTCTTAGCGATAATAATGTTGTTTAATTCAGTTTCTTTCATTTCGCCTCCGTACGACGCTTCTTCTTGCGCTGCTGTTAATTCGTCTTGGTCTAATGCCTTAATAACGAAGTCTGCTGATAAACGTTTAATAAATACGTTCTCACGTACATCCGGATTTGCACTTAGTAACGCCTCTAATGGATTTGCTTTTTGAGTTGCCATATATAATCATCCTCTCGGTTATTTTCAAATTAAAAAAGCGAGCCGAAGCCCGCCTTACTTTTTCTTAATAAACTCCCAGTCTTCGAAAACGAATGGAAGTTCTTCTTCTACAATTTGACCAACCTCATAGTTTAAGATAGGGATGGTACTAAACTGAACGCCTTTAACCCGAATCCACGCCTTAGCTTTAGGGTTTTCTGGATCATTAATCTCAACTAGTAACTCTGTAACAAAAGAACCGCTCAGGTCATTCTTAATTCTTGAAATAGAGTTCACCCAAGCGTGGGAAACTCGGTAGTTCGTAAGAGTCCCTGTCGATTCGATAGTAGTCGCTTTCTTACCTACTTTTCGAGTTCCAGCGCGAATAATGTCTTCGTAATTAATCTCTGTCTGGAGCTCTAGGCCTTTTGCATTTAGAATCCAGTTTCCATTTTGGTACACTTTACAAAAAGATCCGTTAATTGTTTGAGAAGAATCTAACGCCATCTATACCCCTCCTTAAAGTTGAATGTCGATGAAGATACGTTCCATCGAATCTACTTCTGTGTAATTTATTAATAAGAAAACGGAATCACCAACGGATTCACGGTTAGGATCTAACATAACTGCCGGATTTTCGTCCTCCGAATCCGGAAGAATTACTACGTCTTCTGCTTCTAACGTTTCTAGGTACGCGGTGATGGCTGCGATTAAGGACGTTTGTCCCGCTTCGTTATTCGAAAGCTGTCCGATATAGCTATCACGCGCTACCTTCGATAAGTCTGTCGATATAGCTTGACGTGCCCGAATTGAACGGATTTTCTTACCGCTAGTTGTAAGTCCTTGCTCGACTTTGACTTTCTCGCCATCATGAGAAAGCACTAATGAACCCGCTTGTAACGCCGTCTTAATTTCGCTATTACGTAAACGCTTAGTAACGTCATTAACAGGCAACGATGAATAAGTAATAGATTCATTAATTTGTTTTCCAGCGATTAAACCTGCGATATAAGGCGCATATTGGCCAGACGTATAGTTGGTTTCGGAAACCGTTACACCAACGATTACGTTTACGGAATAGTCATCATCTAGGCGTACTGTACGTGCATTTCCTAGTACTGGATCTTGGTCGGTTTCTGTATCGCCACCGAATACAACTGCAAAGTGTTTCCCTTCTTCGCGGTTCGTTTGGCACCAAGCGAGTGTATTATCTTCTTGGGCGTCTGTGGCGCCGTCTGGATAGACGAATACATTAAACGGTCGAGCTTCAAACGCTTCGCGCATTTCCGTGTAATCCGCATCTGCAGGTGTTGCGGGCATTGTATAAACGAGTACTTCCGCAGCGCCCGCTTGTAGTACAAAACGAATTGGCTGTACATTTGCTGAACCGAATAACTTAGTTGCGTCTGTCTCGTTCTCGACTGTGTAAAATTGTTTCGCCGTAGCTGTTCCGCCTGTATATGTGAATAAAGGCATTGCCACGATTCCGCGTTCACCGCCATTAATTTGAGCGATTGCCGCTTCTTTAAAATTGATGTACATACCTGGGCGAATTGGTAAATTCGTTGGATCCCACTGAGCTGCCATCTAATCACTCCTTATCGTTTTATAGGAACTTGCCGTCTTCTAACTCGCGCATTCGATAGGTTTCAATTTCAGTCATCGTCTTGTCGTCCGAAGTATCGTCCGGCGTTAACGAGCCGTCTAATCGGCCCCACTGAGCGTAATCAGAAGTCATTTTGATACCGACGTTTTGGACTAACGGAACTTCCGGAGTAACTACGCCTTTACGCGTCGTTCCGACTAAAACGCCAATCACAGCGTCAAGATTGTCCGCCGTCTTAAACGGTTGAGAAAAAGAAAGAGACTCGACGGTTAAGTAGCGAGTCCCTTCAATCGGTATCTTTATTGCGTTGTTGAATCGGTCCGTCAACGCGTCAATTTTCGTTAGTAAATCAACGTTGCTGAGTCCGAAGTAAACTATTTGATATTCGCGATTCAATACGTAGCTTGCGGACGTATCGGTACCAGAGTTATTCCGCTGAAAACGTACGCAGATTTCACCTTTAGTCGGCTTTTCTGGTACGTATTGCTTGTTAACTTTGAGCGTAGGAAAGTCCGTTTTGATGACGTCTGATATCGCGTTGATTTCATCGATTAAGCCCACGTATTAAAACCCCCTTCGCCTTGCTGCGTCACGTAGACCTTCTTCAAGCCACCGTTTCCATTTTTCCTCGTTCTGTTGCGCCGGT